TCACGTCACCGCCCGCTTCCGGCGCGGCAAACTGTAGGAAGTCTTCAAGCGTCGCATACCCGTTGACGATTGTCATTTACGCCACTCCTAGCGCCGCCAGGGTTCGTTCTCCACCAGCGGCGGTAATGCGTTCATCGAGATCATTCCAGTAGCGCATATTCTCACGGTACACGCCCAGCAGCGCTCCGGCGTCGTAGGCGTGCTGCTGCTGCTCGCCTAAAAACAGGCGCAATTGGCGTAGCGCCTCGGCGCTCCCGGTCTGCTGCCAGACGTTGAACACGTACTCCACCTTGCCGCCGCTGTGGTAGGAAAGGACGCGTTTGTCCTCCCCGTCTCGCTGCGCTTGCGCCGCCCGGCGTTCAAACTCCTGCCGGGTGATCGGGTCAGCGCGCGCGGCATAGGCATTCGCCTCGGCCAGCCCCCCCGCCTTTTCGCCGCATTCCAGCGCAGCGGTATGGTAGGCGCTCGCCAGTTCGGGAAATTTCGCTAGTTTGCGGTCGATCATGCACGCGTCTAGCCGGTCTTTTGCGCGGTGCAGGGCCTTATCCGCCGCGTTCCACTCGGCCTCTAGCGCCTGCGCGCGCGCGGCAAAGACGCGGTTGTCGATCTGGATTTCCCCTTCGTACCCGTACATGCGCCCGGTGAAGTCATTTATCACCGCGGACAGGTCTAGCTTTACGCCCATCCCCAGCGCCACACCCGCCCAGAAGTTGAAATTCCGCAACTGGAACGCATACTCGGTCGAGGACACCAGCCGCATTCCGAAAAGGGTAATATCCCGATAGCCCTGGTACAGCGCCAGGGCGAGGGCGTAGGCGGCGGAAGAGGAAAACCAACGCAAGCCCGCGCCCGGTATAGCCCAGACAATTTCTTTCAACGGGTAACGCACGCTATCCGGCACGCGCGGGTCAACCTCCTGCATATAGACCGGCTTACCGTGCGGCTCTTGCAACCACCCCCAGTACCCTTTGTCAATCCAGTTATTTGGGCTGGAATACACCTCCGGCGCGTGGATCTGAAACGATGCGCTGTAACGTTTGCACCACGGCTGGCGCGGGGCCTCGTTGAACACCCAAATATCCACGCCCTCATCGTCAAACGGCGCGAGGGCGCGGGTGTCCGGGTGTGTGCCTACAATCGCCAGTCGGTTCATGTTTCCCTTTCGCCCTGGGCGATGGAGGTCGCCCAGGGCTTCAGAAAGGAGAAGAAGATGTTGGTTAGGTCGCGCTGGTCATCGACGCGCCCTTGTAGCGCGGGCTGATGACGCCAATCACGCACCCAGTAGATGCGGCGTAGTTCGCGGCGGGGGTCAGCACCAGCCGCACCCAACGCGCGTCTGCCTTTGCCCCGGCAAGAGCGGCGGGGTCAATGGCAACCAGCAAAATCTTGTTGTCGTCCGCGTTCTCCGCCAGGGTTACGCCCGAGGTGGTAGCGGCGGTCACCGCGCCCCACGAGTTCGCCCCGGTCGCGCCGGAAAGCCGGTAGCTGAAGGCCACAGCAGCCTCTCCCACCGAGTCGGCCACGGTTGCGGCTTCCACGGTTACGGTAACAAGATCGCCGGTCGATCCGCCCGTCAACGCGCCGTAATAGACCAAAAACGTCATATCGTGCGCGGTTTTCAGGTCAACCCAGGGGGTGGCCGCGGCGGTCGCCGTCCGATCCAGAGGGATCAAGAGCGGCACAACGTTTTCATGCATTCCAAATTTCGAGGCCATGTCTGTCTCCTTACGCGCTGGCCGAACCGAGAACCACAAACGGCGACTGAGTCGAGGAACCCTTGAACGGGGTCAAGGGGCTGTTCCACAACGGCTCACCGTCGATGCGATAGATAAAACGGAACGCCTGCTCCGCCGTGGTGAAGGCCACGTGGATCGATGTGGCGCTCTGCACGTCGCCCTTGTCGATGGTCTGGTACTGGCTCATCGAGGCCAGCATGATGTCGCCGGTAGTGTTGAGGCTGGAGGCGTACTCCACCTCAATCACCGGACGACCGAGCAACGAACCGTACTGCGAGCCGCTCAAACCGCCCGGCGGGATGAACACCGGGGAGTTGCTAATCGTCATCTGTGGCAACTGCGGCATTGCGTCCTGATTGATAAACCAGACGTAATCATTCACGCCCGCCCAGCGCCGCGCCCACATCGTCAGAACATCCGCGACTTTGATGCTGCTGGCGGTGTCACGCTGCACGGTAATCAGCGCGGGGCTGGCCATGATACCCAGTGGCTTGCCTACGCCGTCGCCCTCGTAGATCGCGTCTTCCACCTGGAAACGCAGCTCGCCCGGAACAACCCGGTTCAGCCAGCTTTCGAGGTTGGGAGTATCCTGAAGCTGCTCGTCGGTGGCGTAGCACAGCGCGGCCACCTTTTTGAGCTTCAGTTCGATCTGGCGGAACTTAGGCTTTGAGGCGGTAATCGTCTGCGCCTCGGCCAGCCAGTAGCCCTGCACGCCGCCATAGCGCGATCCGGTAACACGGCTGGTCTCGTCCACACCGTTATAAGTCATGCCATTCCCGGCAACGGGGTCACGCGCCACGCGGGAGAGCAGTGCGCCGGTGGCGTACATCCGCTCCAGGATGCCATCTTTCACTTGCGGGCGCACCAGATACCCGCCATCGGAGGGGACACCCTCGCTCATGCCGGTCGCTTTCAGCGCCCGCAGGCGGGGGTCTTCGCGGTTAGGGTACAGCGCGGCGGTTTTGACGGCCATGAAAAACTCGCCGTCATTGGCAAAAGGCTGGTCGGCTTCGTCTTTGACCACCTGCACGCCGCCGCCGTTGGTGGGGGGCAGCGCGGAAACAACGCTTTTCACGGCGCTTTCCACGGCGGTTTCGATCATTTTCTGAATATCGGTTTCGTCCATTTCATCACCTGTTGGTTGACTTTCCAAAGTTGGTTCGGATTTGATCTCAACCGCCGCGGGCTTATCCTCACCGGCCTCACTCGCCTCTGGGTTGGGGTTCAGCATTTTTAGGGGTAGTACGTTGTTGCGCGGTTCGGCGGGGGTTGGGGTAATACTGGCCTCGCCAATAAACCAGCGTTTGATCCAGTTGGCTTTCTTGCCCGGTTCGCTGGCGACCAAGTGACCTAACGCCCCGGACGACCAACCGAAAGACTTTGCCATCTGACTGATTGCCTGTTCATACTCGTCGCGCTGGTAGATAATCGCGTCAATCAGTACGCCCACATCGTCAAGGGCAATCGTCCCCTTGCCGATCTTGCGCGTGATGGTAATCTCCCCACCCTCGCGCGTGCGCAGCGCCTGCCCGTGGTGGAACATCACCGGCACGCGCTTTTCTTCGCCGTCCTCAACGCCGAAATCAGTGTCGGCGGTGAAGTAATCGCCCATCAGGTCAGGGTCATCGGGAGTAGAGAAGCGCACCAGGTATCCACCTACGTGCAAGCCTTCTGGGGTATCCCCCAACGCCTTGATCTCCCCCCCAAAGTTCACCAGGGTGTCCCCGGTGCTGTTGTCGTTACCGTCCATAGTGCTCCTCGCGAGTAAACGCAAAAAGCCCCGGCTCAAATCATGAGCCGGGGCAATCTTCCGGTATTGTTGCGGTAGTCCTGTTCAGTTGTTACGGCTATTGTAGCATAACCGGCGAAAAAATCAACTGGTTAGCGCCGGAACTCTCGAATCGCGCGGTTTACCCACGCGACATAGATACCACGGATAACGTCACGTTTCTCCGCGGCCACATCATGCAGTTTTCGCCAGCCAATCCGCGCCATTGCCAGCGCCTGCCTTGACCCGGCCAGATACGGGGCGTAGCTGGCGCGGTTGGAAACGGTGGTGGTGTACGGCTGGTTCGTCACCGTCCACTGCGTACCGTACCGCTCCGAGTTATTCAGATTGCGGTTTTTTAGCTGCGTGCCTCGCCCGCGAACGTAGTAGGGAGTTGGCGCAGCGTTAGCTGCCGTCATGGGCGGGTAACGGCGTAGCCCCTGCGTATCCAGTATTTCGGCGGCTGCCTCCTCCCCCGCCGGGCGGAGATTCGATTCAATGGCCGCCGCCAGCCCGCTGAATTTTGCTATCAGCCGATCAATGCCGGGAATGTCGATCTCAAGAATATCTGTCATTAGTACACCAAGAGCGAGACGCCAGGAAAACAAAGTTTTTGAATAATCACGGGATAGCAGTTATCAGGTTGTCGGAAGTTGAAATCGAAACCTGTGATCTTCTTCAGCTTCTTTCTGAAAAGATAACAGATCATTCGCCGCTCACCCGTTGATCCTGGTTCGATAATCAGTCCAGCACCTACAACCAACGTGGGCTGGCGGATCAGAGATACCGTTGCCAAAATCCTGGCCCTCTTCGACCTCTTTTCCATTGAGTTCGCCACACACAGGACACATGCGATCGTCGTTATTCGCAAACCACTCGCGCACCACCCGAACATCCGGGTAATTCTCTTTCAGTTCCTGCGCCGCCAGCCTGTTTCCCGTCGCGTATGCGCGGGTGGTCTCGGTGACGGCGATCATCTCCGCGCGGTGTTCGTCAAACGGAAGCTGCTGCACCAGGTCGCCAATCGTAAAACCGGGCGTTTCCACAAACATGCTAACCGCGCTGCGCACCATTTCCCGCGAGGTGGTATCAATCTTGCGGATTAAATCATAACTGTACTCCCGCGCCCGCTCCAATGCCCGCGCATTAGGGCGGGTGAAGTCCAGTTCGATGCCCGTCTGCCTGCGAAATATCTCTATGCCGTTTTGCATTGCCCGCGTGATAGCCAGGATAAGCGCGGCCTCGCTTTCCTCATCCTCCGGTATATCCAGCGTGGGCGGGAACGCGGCCTTTCGCTCCGGGAAAAAGGATTCTAGCTGATCGCGCACCGCGCGGGCTTGCAGCCGGAACCGGCGGCGCATGACCCGCGCAATCTCATCCTCCGCTTCCAACTTCTCGGCCCGTCCCGGCTCGCGTGCGTCACGGGTTTTCTTGATCGCAACGGGCACGGATGCCGCCAGCGCCAACGTCACCAGATGCACTGCACGTAGCAGGTTACTGCGCGCGTTCATATTCCGCCGCCAGTAGATCATTTGCGCGTTTGAGTTCCACCGCCAACAGCGCCAGCGGGTCAGCCGCCGCGCGGGTCTCGAACACCGCGCGTACATCCTCAACCGTCTGGCAGTCCTCCAAACCCGCGCGGATGCGTACCTGTTCCGCTTCCGGGATAGCGTCACTCTCGAATGGCACGCTGGCGGCCTCGCCCCGCTTTACCGCCTTGACCGCCTTTGCCCGCCATTTACGCGCGTCAGCCTGCGCGGGGGTTTCCTGCTCCTCGTCCTGCGCCGGTGGCTGGTCGGCCTGCCCCGGCTGTAACTGCTGCGCCATCTCCTCGGCCCGCTGCTCTTTATCAAGCAGTGCCTTTTCCAGTTCTGCCCGCTGCGCCTTGTTAAGTTCGATGCCAACCAAGTCCATCGCCATCAGCAGCGGCACACCCGCGCCGGTCAGTTGCGAAAGCGCGGCGGCCTGCTGCTGCGTGTCCTCCTGGAAGGCGTCAAGCGTTTCGGGCTGGAACACAAAACGATAACCGGCGGGGCCAAATACCTGCTCGTTCAAAACCTCCGCGATAAATTCACACTCCGGCACGATGGTTTTACTGTAGAAGTGGAGATCGTCCTGCTGCGCGGTGGCGAAGTTGGCGGCGTTGGAGAATAGCAGCGAGTGCGGCACGCCCAGCGCGGTGGCAATATTCTCGCGCCGCTCCTGCGTCAGTACGGCGTTATTTCCCAACGCCTCCAACCCCTCGCCAATGACCGTTGGGGTGATTGCGTCAGCGTTAACCACCTTCGCGCCCCACGCGTTCTTTACGCCCGATACAAACGACGACCACCAACGCTCCAGCTTATCTCGCTCGTCCTTTGACGGGTTGCCGCGGACACCCAGTATCGTGGCTTTGACTGCACCGTGGGCGAAATAGCCGGTAATAAATTCGTCAATATTCGCCAGAACGCCCGCAGAAAGCAGCGCCGCCCGGCCTGGCGACGACGCTCCCGGCCCCGCGCCCTGTTCGGTGTAGGGGTCTGACCGCCAGAAGTAGACCACGTCCACGCCCGGCTTGTACTGGCGCTGCTGCCCGGCGACCTGACGGATGAAATACTGCAAACCGGCAACGGGGTCAATGTGGGGCGTTACGCCGTTGGGGAGAATATAACGCAGTTTTTTTCGAGCCGAGCCTACGTTGTCGCTGAAAAGGTACGCTTGTGGTTCGAGCGTCAAACACGCCTCAACCAGCCACAGCAAGGCGCGGGGGTTTGGCATGAAGCCCACTTTGTTTTTGTAGTCCTGCGACGTGTCATACTCCGCCGTTCCATTGCCCCGGTAGATCGCAAACGGCATTGTACTCACCGCCTGGGCGCGAATGTCAACGGCGCGGTACAGCCACGGCACGGCGCGAAAATAAGCCGCCGCGTGCTGGCTGTCAGACCCCGCGCCGCCGAGGATCGTCCACGCCGCTTCCGGGTTACTCCCCAATTCAAACGCTTTTGTCGCCGTCAGTAGAACCTGTTTATCTGCCATGCCCCACCTGTGTTGTTAGCTAATCAGCCAAACATTGCTTGCCATCGCCCACCATGCCAGGGCGAGAGAAATAACCCGGTCATCGTGCAGACCATCCGGCGCTCCGAATTTCGGGTGTCCGGTGGACATTACCTCTACCTCGTATGCACGCAGCTCGTCGGCGTAATCCTTCGGCGCGAGAAAGCCGTCATGCTCCAGCGCCCCGGCTAATTTCTGGATAAGCAGCGGCTTCGTGGTGGCGGTAGTGTTGAAACCGGGAAGACCATCCACGCCGGGAAGAACGGGAATACCCGCCGCTATCAGTAATTCAATGTTCGGTTGGCCGATACTGTTTCGCTCCGGCAGCAGCCCCGAAACGTGATAACGGTTGCAGCTTTCGATGATGCGCCCGCGCTGGTAGGTGTAGTCAATCTGGTTGAAGCGGTCGCGGAATATGACACGGTTGCACTCCCTACAGCCCAGCGTCAAGACGCTGTAATCGTTCATCATTGCGAAGTCCAGCCCACCCATGATGCTATGCTCCGCGTGCGCCTCTGGTGGTTCGTTTTCTAGCAGGGTAGCGGCAGCGTCAATGTTCTGGAAGTAGGAACCGTCTGCCAGAAACTCGGCCAATATCTCTTGCTGGAATACCCTCTCCGGCAGTTCGTTCCGCATGGACTCTATTTCTTCCGGCTTGATAAATGGGTTAGAACTGGTTGGATAACGCCAGCGCGCCCACTCGCCGCGTGACTTGTCGGCCATGCCCCACAACGTAAAGAAATAATTCAGACCTTTTGGGGTAGAAAGAAAGTAAGCGTCACCCTGGAAGTCTGCCAGCGTTGCCCGGATGGTTTCATTCCAGGCTTCGTCAAGTTTGCGAACCTTCGCCGCTTCGTCAATAATCACACGCTGATACTTGCGCCCGCGTCCACTGTTGGGGTCTGCCAGTGACCACATTTCCAGCACGCCCCCACTCACAAACTCAATCCGCTTTTCTGTTTCGTTGCTGCGCGTGATAACCGGGGAGAACAG